TCAGTCATCAGACACTGTCTCGCTGGCAGAAAGAACTGCGTGATACCGGAGACATTGAGAGCCGTGGTTCTGGCAACTATGCTTCTGATGAAGCAAAGGAAATTGCACGTTTAAAGCGTGAACTAATTCCACTCCCAGCCGGTTCGCTTCTTCCGGGGAGATCTCTCCGGGACGGAAGGACTGGCGCACATGATAGGCAATCACATCATCCGCACCGTGCACTCGTCCCGTAGCGGCAATGTACTGCCACTTTGCCAGAAGGAACTCCGCATCCGCAGTCCGGCTGTCACACGCATAGCCGGTAATGAGCCTGCCGTTATTTGTTTTCTTTGGATTGGCCACATAGTCGATGATGTCACTGATCGCCCGACTCTCTGTGCGGCCTTTGCCGACATGAAGCGGCATGATTCTTGTAGTTGCCATAATAGAAGACCCTACTCTCATAAATATTTTTGTTTTCGCTGAACTCTTTGCTTCTATCGTTGCAATAACTTTCTCCGCTGGGTATAATAAAAAAGAACATTCTACAACCTCAAAGGAGGGATTTCTATGATAGAACAGCTCATTGCTGAAGCAACAGAATGTGATTTCAAAGTTGTTCTCGAAACAAAAAAGCCAAAAAGCTGGTTAAAAAGTGTCAGTGCCTTTTCCAATGGAATCGGCGGAACTCTGTTTTTCGGAATCTCTGATGACCGGAAACCTATTGGCTTGTCCGATGTTCAAAAGGATGCTGAGGCGATCAGCCGCTTAATCAAAGAACGAATCACACCATTACCTCAGTTTATCTTAAAACCATTACAGGAAGATGGTAAAAATCTATTAGCTCTGGAGGTTTCTCCCGGCCGCAGCACCCCATATTATTACAAGGCAGACGGCGTGATGGAAGCATATATCCGTGTTGGAAATGAAAGCGTAATTGCCCCTGATTACATTGTGAATGAATTGATCTTAAAGGGAACCAATCAGTCCTTTGATACCCTAACAACAGACGCGGTAAAAAAGGATTACAGCTTTACACTTCTGGAAGCAACCTATCTGGAACGGACCGGTCTCCGCTTTGAGCCATCCGATTATGTTTCCTTTGGTTTGACTGATAAAAATGGACTCCTGACCAATGCCGGAAAACTCATGACCGATCAGCACACGGTTTATAACTCCCGTATGTTCTGTACCCGATGGAACGGCTTGGAAAAAGGCTCTATCTTTGATGATGCGCTGGACGATAAAGAATACGAGGGAAATTTGATTTATTTACTGAACAGCGGCAGTGAATTTATTCGCAATAATTCCAAAGTCCGTTTTGTCAAAAAGGCACAGTATCGTGTAGACAAGCCGGATTATGCTGAACGAGCTGTGACAGAGGCTCTTGTCAATGCGCTTATCCATCGTGATTATATTGTGCTTGGCAGCGAAATCCATATTGATATGTTTGATGATCGGGTGGAAATCACATCTCCTGGCGGTATGTTTGGCGGCGGCTCAATTCAGGAATACGATATTTACAGTATTCGTTCGATGCGACGAAACCCTGTGATTGCTGACCTGTTCCACCGCATGAAGTACATGGAACGCCGTGGAAGTGGCCTACGCAAAATCGTCAGTGAAACCGAAAAGCTGCCTGGATACACAGAGGCATATAAGCCCAAATTTTCCTCAACAGCGACAGATTTCAGAGTCATCTTGAAAAATGTGAATTACCATCTTAGTCAGAAAGACTTAGTCAGTGACCAAGATTGTGACCAAGTTAGTGATCAAGATAAATCACAGGACATCCTACACGCAGTCTTGGATTTTTGTATAACAGAAAAAAGCAAACAAGAAATTTGCTCGTTTATTGGTTATCGAAATCTCACTTATTTTACAAGAAAATATTTGAATCCTCTACTGGCAAGTGACCAGCTTAAAATGACTATTCCAGATAAGCCAAACAGTCGAAAACAAAAATATATTACAGTTCGTTCCGAATAAACAGAGAAGCAGGGCACTGGGTCTCATCTCCCATTGTCCTGCTTCTTTTCATTCCAGATTTATTCACATCATTTACCCATACATCCAATCCTGGATCGCAAATTTCAAATCCTGCACCTTACCCAACAGCCAGATCGCCGCAAGCGGCAATCCCATCGGGCTAATCAAAAAAGCTATAACCAACAAAATCGCACCATTCTGCGGGGAATAGGTAATAAGCACAGCCACGACAAGCAGAGCAATCACCGTGCTGAGCAGACCAAGCACCAGACCGGATATGTAGATCAGCCCCATGCAGAGCCAGACAAAAAGCGTCAACACCAAAATGACCGGTGCAGTTACAATCATCAGCAAGCAGTTCAAAATCTTCATTCCAGTTCCTCCCTCCAACGCTCCAGATGCCGTTTGCACAGGGCATCCGCTTCTCTCTCATCATCTTCCGTCACTTCCCGTTTTCCTTTGGTCAGTTCAATCTCCAGATAAGTCCGGTAATCATCGGCTAAGAGGTCGAACAGTTCCTTGGGAGTATGGCACACCTCGCCAGAGCAATAGTGAAAATCTTGGTCAAATTCAACTCTTACACATCCATGGCGGCTGATATAAACTTCTATGGTCTCGTCTGCGGTCAGGTAATCCGCAAAAATCTCCAGCACCTTTTCAAAGGTCAGCATCTGTTTTCACTCCTTTGCTTCACTTTTTATTCTACTCATATTATCCGGTACGGACAGGCAAAAAACAAGGATACCGCCAAAAAGAAAAATCGGAGGAAGGTGCGGCGAAGAAACGCCGTTCCTCCCTCCGCAAATGGAGTATCTATCCCTGTTATGAAAGTTTAGAAAGCTGAGTAAGGATTTGACTCACACCCTCCCACAGTTGTTCCTGCCGCTGGGATATTTCTAATTATTGCTGTTGCTTCTGGAAATAGAAAAAGCCGCCACTTCAAAATCATAAAGTGACGGCCCTTTCTAATGCCGGAATTTCTGAAACAAAAAAGCACCCAGTTATTTGTTACTGAGTGCCTGCATTAGAATCGTATTTAATTGTTCAGATTTGGTCAGATTATGTCAAACCCTCCAGCGAAAAATCCGGTGTCTGAGAGTGCCAAAATCACCCTCAAAAATACCCCCGAAATTGCTCTCTGGTTGTCCTATTTTTTAACCACTAAGGCCGTTTTTTGACCCCATTTTTGCCGGTTGTCCTATATTTAACCACTAAAAATTGGGTGAAAACGGCTCTCGTTTGGTCAAATCAAGTCAAACTATATCAGCTCGTTTAGGTATAAGAAAACCCCGGAAAACCTTGATTTTCCGGGGTTTTGTAAACCTTTTGATATAGTCTGAGCAGTCGATTATCTCTTTGATAACTCCGAGTGCCGTAAAATGGGCGTTTCCGCTTCATTTGTTAGTTACGCGGCAGTTACCGCTACTTTCTTTCCAGTTTCCTTAATACTACATCATGCGCATACAATAAAGCAACTAATTCCGGCAGCTTTTAATTTTTTCTCTGTCTTCTCTGCATTTTTGCGATCTGTATAAGCTCCCGCCTGGACTTTGTAAAGTCCGTTAATCATTCTTACAAATACGTCCTTATGCCCGGTCTTTCTGATTTTCTCCGCCATAAGCTCAGCGCCTTCTTTTCTCCTGTACGCTCCCGCCTGGACTCTGTAATACTTCTTGTCTTCTGCTCCCAGGTCGTCGGTTTTCGTATCCTTTGTATCGTAGTTGTACAGTTCGTATGTTTCGATAAGCTCAATAAGTTTCTTCGCATATTCCGGGTCTGTTGCGTATCCAGCAGCAGCTACCGCTTTACAAGCTTCTTTGTAATCTGTTTCCCCGATTACCTTCGCGTATCTCTTATACTTCTTTAAAAATGCACTGTGGTCTTTTACGGAATCTTCCCAGGTGTCATAAGCTCTAAACTCTGCTTCTACCTGTACTTTCTTTCCGTCTTCGTATTCTGTAGTTTTTCTTGTTAAGGTCTTACCCTTCCAGTCCTTTGTAGCCTTAATTCCAAAAAGTGCGTTACCTGTCTTTGTCAGCTCTGATTTTCCCCAGGCGCTTTCTAAAATTGCCTGTGCTGTCGTTAAGCTTGCCGCTACTCCGCTGTTCTTCATATCGGCGGACGCAATAGCGCCCACCACTTCAATAAAGCTCTTCTGTTCTGCGTTCATGTTCCTTATCCCCCTACACTGCCTGTAAGCTCGATACAGCTACCCAGCTTGTAATATCTTTAAGTCGTGCTTCCTGTACTCCGTTATTTACCTGGATTTTATCTACTGTATGTTTCTTTCCGCCGCGCTGAGCTGCCGGAACTGTTTTACCGCGTGCCGATGATAAGCCGCCGTATACCGCGCCGTCTTTAATTGTTACGGTACTTCCTACTGTAATACCTTTGCTTCCCTGGCTTCCGCTATTCCCGCTTTTCTTAAGCCCGAACTGTTCCGCGATTGCTGTAGCCACTGCTGCCGCGATCTGGTCTTTTTTCGCTGTATAAATCTGCATATCGTCTTTGTCGTCGATAAAGCATACTTCCAGCAGTGCCGAAGACGTACCGCTTGCTTTTGCTCTCGCGATCACGCGCCAATTTGTCCGCTTTACGCCCCTGTTCTTAAGTCCCAACGCTGCGATTTTCTCTACGATCTTCATTTCTACGCCTACGGTCTTCTCTGCTGTTGTTACATAGATTTCCGTACCTGTAGTCTTCCCGTTCCCGGCAAGGTCATTTACACAAGAATTAAAATGTACTTCCAGTACATAGTCATAATCTCCAAAATTTACCTGGCAGCAACCTTTACCCAGGTCTTTAAAAGCGTTCCTGTTTGTCGGGTATAAGTCAACCTGTGCATAGTTTCCCAGTGTTTCCTTAATCTTCTGTACCATTACTACGGTTTCTGTTGCTTCTACTCCAAATTTTGAACTTGCACCCGGGTCGCCGTCCCCGTGTCCGCTGATAAGTAAAATCTTCATACCATTACGCTCCTGTTACAATCTTTCTCATAATGTCGTCTTCCGTGTCCTCTTCTGTAACTGTTACTGTATTGTAAACGTAATCATATAAGCTTGTATTACTTTCCAGCATTTTCCTAAAGTCTTCTAACGCCTGGTCTAATAATTTGTCGTACTGCTCTTCTGTGATAAAAAGTGTAACAATCGGGAATCTTTCTACCAGCCATTCCCATACCATAGATCGCTTAATACGTCCCGTTTTGCTTTTCAGTTCCTTTTCTGCTTCTGTTACCATGTAAAGCAGCGCTACTTTTACTTTTTCAAGCTGCTGCTTCGGTGTCAGCTTCATAAATCTAAGGATTGCATACACGGTAAGCAGTCCCAGGATAAGAAGGATAAAAAAGTATACCCAGTTTTCAAGAATCATTTTTACAGTTTCCATAGTTTCGTACCTCTAAAAATTTTGTATTTCTGTCGGTTCTAACGCTTCGTCTATGATTGTATCTGTTTTATCTTTCATCTTCTGTATGATTCTCTCTTTTGTTTCTTCCGCCTGGTTCTCTTCCCCCAGGTCGATAAGTTTTTTAATCATTCCAAGCTGTATCTTAATTCCATTTTCAAGCTGTACCGCTTTCAGATACCACACTACAGCGGCAGCGAATACGCCGCCAGCCGTCGGAATGATATAGGTAAACACATCTGTAGGCTTTTCGTTCCAGGCGAACACTAAAGCCACTAAGCAGGCGCATACAAATAGTACACCAGTCCCCATTACAACCTTTTTCTTAAATTCTTTTTTACTCTTTTTCCTGTTCATGCTTCTGCCAGCCTTCCAGGTCTTTTATACGGTTGTTCTCTACTGATATTTTTTCAAATACCACTTTTGAATCTGCTTCTAATTTGTATACCCTTTCCGCTACGTTGTTGTGTTTATCTAATTTCTTTTCGATATAGTCTAATCTTGTACGCATTACGCCGTAAATCACGCCGATAGACACGCCATAGACTACAAGCTGTACTAACAGCCCTATCCAAAATTCGTTACTCAAAAATACTAACCTTCCTATACAGAAGACATTTTTATCAAGTCTTCCTTTCCTTCTTCTATGTCTTGCATCATCGTTAGTATAATATTGTCTTCTTCCTCTATCGCCCGGTATTGTTCCAGCTCTAACAGAAGTCTTTTATTTACCTCTGTCAAATCTGTAATTACACTAGCTTGTACTTCTATCATTTGTAAAAGATAATCACTCATTTACTTTATCCCTTATCTGCTGTTTCTCTTCTTCCGTAAGGTTTTCGTAGCTCTCTAAAATCTCTTCCAGGTCTTCGCCACGCTGCACCTTAATTTTTACACCGCGTACAATAATTTTAAGTTTCGCGCCCGTCAGCATTAAATAGCACCCCCTAAGATATCCGCCATAGTTTCTACAAGCTCGTCCGTTGTTTCTACCAGTCCGTCGGTTGTCTCTTTGAGATCGTCGTACTTCTCTTCTGCTGTCTTCTCTCCCGCTTTTTCTGCTGCAATTCTCCGGGCTTCCTCAATCCATTTAGCCAGGCTTCCGTTAATACGGGCTTCCAGCTTTGCAGTTTCACGGGTGCAAAACTCAATCAGTGTAAAACGGTAGTGTTTCGGTTTTTCTTCCGTCTCTTCTACTGTCTCTACGTCTGTCTTAAGCTGTACGCGCACACGCCCTGCCTGTCTCCCAACGATAGCCGCCCCGGTCAGTACTTCCTCTTCTGTCTCTACGCCTTCTCTGATTCTTACCGCTTCCATTGCTTATTTTCTCCTTTGCGCTTTTTACGGTATCATCAAAATACTTTACTTTCAGTCCCCAGGAATTCGTATTTTTTATCCAGCCGTAATAGCTTATTACGCTTCTTGCATCGTGTCCGTTAAGTATCTGCTTCTTTCGTACCTTCCGTATTCTCCGTGTTATTCTTAAGCATATACTGGAACGTAAGGTAGTACAGTCCCGGTAGAATCTATAGCCTATAAAGTCTATTGGTCTGTTCCCTAACTTCCCTTTATCATTGGTTGCGTGTACCTGTAATTTACTCTTTATGTGTAAGCCTATTCGTGATAGTGCATCACGGATACAGGCTACATACTGTCGTAACTTCTTTTTATTACTACTAAATAATAACATATCGTCCATGTACCTAAAATAGTATTTTATCTTGAAAATATGTTTTATTACAAAGTCTACTGGTGTCAGCATGATATTAGCGAACCAGTGACCGAACGGCGTACCTATTGGTATTCCTCTTTTCCCGGCTGCTGTCTCTTTTACCCAGTAAATATCTATACACATAAACAGTAATTCAAGTAACCTTTTGTCTTTAAACATTTTGATAAGTCGGAACTTCAAAAAGCAATGTAAAATATTGTCGTAGCATTTCTTAATATCCAGGGCTTCCCAGTACTTTGTATGTTTTACATTCTTATACGTCTTTCCTTTCCTGTTCTTCCTGGCTATCGCTCTTTCAATCTTCCTTTTGCAATACGTCCCGCCTTTTCCCTTTATACTTGCGCACGAATACATATACATCCTTCTTGTCAGAATAGGCTCAATGATCTGTAATACTGCCCGTTGTACAATCTTATCAATCATACAGGGCTTAGCGATCATTCGTTTTTTATGCCGCACACCGTCGTATATTTCTTTTCTTCTCAGCTTCCGCGGCTTATATCTGCCTTCTATCAGAAGTGCCTGTATTATTTTCGTGTATTTGTCGATATCCCCTAAATACTTTTCTTTCTGTTGCTTTGCATTTGTCTTTTCGTTTTTCTTTGATTTTGTTGCGTTTGGGCTACTGCATACTGCCTTAATCGCCGTTTTAATGTTTTCATATTCGTAGATTTTTTCGTAGATTCCACCAACTCTTTTAGGTAGTATCTCTTGTTTCTTTAACTTTGGTTTCTTATTTACTGGCTTATCCATATACTACCCTTTCTTAAATGCTTATTCGGAATACGCCCGAAGGCATACCGCCCTGTAAATAGCGGCTTCCGGGTCTTCCCCTAATAGTTCCTTGCCAGTCGCTTATTTTTACCAGTCCTTCGCCGTGTCGGTTACTCTGGTAAGGTCACAGCTTGCGCCGTGTTTAGATAGTGTGCAATAATTCATATTTTCCATTGCAAGCATTAAGAAGCACCCCGCCGATGTTCCAGTTCGCGTTACCGCTGCCGTTGTTCGCGTTCACGTAAGGCAAGCCCGCGTTAGCTCCGTTGTTCGCGTTACCGAAGACATACAAGACGTACCAGGCGGCTTACACACTAAATCCCTTTTATGTATTTTCTCTATCCTTTCATGTTCTATCTCCTTCCCGCCGTTTCTTTTGGGTAGTATATCATTTCATTTTGCAAATTCAATACTTTCCCCCTTTCCTTCCATTTTCCTGGAAATCTTTAGGTATTAGGGGGCTGCCCGCCCCCGTTACACCCCCGGTCTTACTGGCGTTTTTTAAGAAGCACCCCGCCGATGCTCCAGTACGCGCTACCGCTGCCGTTGCTCGCGAACACGCAAGGCAAGCCCGCGTCAGCTCCGTTGTTCGCGTTACCGAAGACATACAAGACGTACCAGGCGGCATTGTTGTTACTCCATAAATACGCCCCATTTCCTTTTCCTACCGAAGAACCGCCCAACTTTTCGCACCACATTTCTAACGGGTGTTCAGGGTCGAATCCTTCCAAAAGTTGCCAGCCGGACGTTGTAGGAAATGCGAAGCTTAACGCCTTATAATTCGGGTCTGTATCTCCTACGTTATCTTTCGTCGCTGTGTTGTCGTAGCATACATATAATTTATCCTGGTATCGGTTCACATTATCCACAAAAGCATACTGCCCGTTATGCTCATGCCCTAAAAGTAACATAGCGTGCTTGCCGTCATTCGCTAAGCATCCGTCTTTCATCCCCAGGCTATCTGTTGTTCCCGATATATTGGCACAATGACTAATAATATTACCTACTGCAATATTTACCGGGTCGCCGTCAAAATAGATCGCTTTCCCCGTTACGCTTCCGCTGCTGTAGTCTTCCACTCTTGTTATTTGTCTTTGCTTTGCTACCTGTGCTCCGCCCAGGCTCGTACCGATTTCCACAGCATTTCCTACCAGGTATTCGTTAGCCGCTGTCGCAAGTGCAATAACAATACGGTTTGTACTCTGTTCCGCTACTAAGGCTTTGTCCTGGTCTGTGTATCTCAAATAGTAATAGCCCTTACATACTTTTTCCTGTGTATTAAGGCTTGCGTATTTCACAAGTACCAGCATACTATACGCCCAGTAACTTGTGCTATCCATGCTGTAGTATCCTTCTCCGGCTGCTTTTGATCGTGCACGTACCGTAGCTCTATTTATTCTACAATCCGGGTGCTTTCCGCTCATGGATACGTGCTTACTTCCCATAAGCGAAGACGGGTAGCGCCCCCACTCCCACGGCTCTATATATACCGCTCCGTCAAAAGCTCCGGCGGAAATCTGCACATATTCGTATGTATCGTCTCGCCAGCGCTTGAGATAATATCCCGGATACTCTGTAAGTACCATGTACTTCGTTGGGTCGTACCCCGGTTCTCCGATATACGCTATTGTTCCCCCTGTATCCAGGTTGCAGCATTTAGATACAATCCCCGCCCACGGCATTACATAAGAAAAGTCGTCTTTTCCTATCTTTGTACCAATAGTCGGGTTTGCTTCCATGCCTACACTTGCGTCTGTACGTTCCCATGTGTCACTTACATTTTCTGTATTCCACACCCTTTTTACCCCGTAAATCGGCGCGCCTACCTGGGTATGGACTCCGGCAGCTCTTAAAAGCGCGTTTGTCTCTTCCTTTGTATATCCTTTAAGGTTCTGTGCTGCTTCTGCCCCGGCTGCTTTTACATCATTTACCGCTTTTTCACTCTGCTCCGTAACGCTTTGTGCTGCTGCTACTGCTTTTCCTCTTGCTTCGTTCGCTGCTGCCGCTGCGCTGTTCGCTGCCGTTGCTTGTTTTTCTGCTGCTGCCGCTGCATTATTCGCCGCTGTTGCCTTTTCTGTCGCTGCTTCCGCCTGTTTCTTCGCTTCTGCTGCCGCTGTAGTTGCTGCTGCCGCCTGTTTCTTTCCTTCCGCTGCTGCTGTATTTGCTGCCGATGCCTGTTTTTTGGCTTCTGCTGCTGCCGTGTTTGCCGCTTCTGCCTGTTTCTTTGCTTCTGCTGCTCCCGCGATAGCTTCCCCCGCTGTATCCAGGGCTTCGTTGGCTGTAGTAAGTGCTGTTTCCGCTACTTCTTTGGAAAGTCCCACTACTCTAAGTGCATCGGTAAGGCTTTCATATTCGTTACTACTCTTAATTTCGTCTTCGCTTACTGCTCCGTCGTCTACATTCAAATAGAATTTAGCAGTACTCAATACACCGCCGGAAGTACCGTATAATACCACATCTACAATAGCTGTACCCTTGCAAGTCGTCATTTGTCCGCTTATGTCAATGACTACCGTATTATTTTCTTTTGTGGCATTTTTAGTAACCTGTTTTCCGTCTGCCTTTCTGCATCTGACTTCTACAGTATTTACCCCAGTAAGGCTATATTCCTCTCCGTTGTCTTTGATTTCTGCAATTACGCGGCGCTCTGTATCGCCCATTTTTGCAAATACAACTTTATAGGAATCTCTTAAGCCTACGTCCAACGTAAGCCGTGTGATCTGTTTATCCATTCTTTAACAGTTCCCCTTTGTATTGTTCAAATTCCATAGCTGCTACCGTAGCATTTCCCGCGCGTACATTTGCTAAGACACTTTCAAGAATCAGAACCGTAATACTCGAATGTAAGCCGTAATTTCTTTCCGCCATAATAACCGCTGTATTGATATCCTTTTTTGCTTTTTCAATGGTTACGCTGAGCGGCTCGGCTACTCTCTTAACTGCTTCCTCTTTTGTTTCTACGTGTTCGGCTTCTTCCGTTACATTTTCTTCCTGTTGTACTTTTGCTTCTTTTACTTTATTCTCGCTTGACAATTTCACTCGCTTCTACCTCTTCCCGGAAGTTCACGCTTCCACTTACTTCTGTCTCTGTATTCTCTGCTGTAATTCCTTCTTCATTATCTACGATTTCTGCTAATACATATTCGTCTTTTTTCTTCTCTTCCATTTTTCGCTCCTACGTCCAATATCCAACTATTACCCCGTTACTTCTGTCTCAGTCTTTGTATAATCATAGATTCTAAAAAGCTGCTTCTTTGAGTATGGCGTAGGTGCTGCTATCACATTATCAGTTACCAGGTATTCCCAACGCCCCAGGTCGTCTATAGGGTGTTCTAAGGTAAGCTCTGCCACTCCTTCTACAGTAAGTTCTACTTCGCACGTAGTCGGCGTTAAGGTCATATCTCCGTTACTTCCGTAGTCCTCATTACCTTTAACGTATACCTCTATCATTTATCTGCACCGCCAGTTAGGTTTTATCTTAACTGTAAATCCAGGGCTTACACTAAATGTATTTTCCCCTTCTTTTAAATACAGGTCTTCATAATACCCGGTAAGCCGTCTGTTTGCCGTTTCCTTCAACGCCGTGTAGCAAAGTTTCAGCCCGGTATCTATAACCAGCTTTCCGCCGATATTCGCCGTAACTTCCGTACCGTTTACAGTAAGTGTACATACGCCGTCCCCCGCGATCTCATACACTGGTTTGCACTCTTCAAAAGCATTATACAGTGTATCGCTTAAGTTCCTGGTTTCTGCTCCTTCTATCAGATACATATAGCCTTCACAAGTAAATGTTACCTGGAATTTCCCGATACGCTTCGCTAAGCGCTCGTTTGTCCCTATATCAATTTTCTTCACTTTGTAATAATAGCCCGGGTCGTCTGAAAACATAAGCATACCTGTACTTTCCTTAAGGAATCGCCGTTTTATGCTTCTGAAATCTTCCGCCCAGTCTTCCGGGTCGTCTGACAGGAAGTTATAAGTAATCTCAATGGGAATATCTTTTAATGTTCCTTTTTTTCTGTATAAATTCCCGTCCCTTCCCGGTACTTTTATCTCGTCGTACTCCTGTTCTGCTGTAGGGATATTAGGGCGGCTCACGGGCTTAACGCCCGCGTCTCTGTCCCTAATATTGTTGTATATCGTGTAATATACACCGTTCATTATGCCGCCCCTTTCGCTTTCTGCTTGCTCTTTTGGTCTTTCGTTACATTCTTAACTACTCGCTTTGTTGTCTTTCGTGCTATCTCTTTTCCGTCAAGCTCAGTAATATTTGTGATTTCTACAATTACTGTCTTTTCGGAATCGTCCGTAAATTCTGTAGTATCTACTCTGTTGTTCAGTGCTACTACTTTCGCACTCTGTTTAACCTCTGTTACTGGTGTTATCTTCGCCACTTTCTTTGTAAGTGTTCCCAGGCTCTTATCTATGTCTTCTTCAACATTACCAAGCTCGTTCGTAAATCCTACGCCCGCTCCTTGTGCCATGTACTTACCTACTTCGTCCTGGAATACCCGGGACGGCGAATGTATACCCAGTGCATTTTTTACACCGTCTACTATTCCGCTAAAGAAGCTCTGCACTTGCCGTCTAAACCAGCCAGCGGCATTACATATACCATTCCATACACCCGTTACGATATTGTAGCCTACGTTTGCCATTTGTGACGGTAAGGAAGCTACACCGTTAATCACAGCACTTACTAACTGACTTGCCGCGTTTCTACCCTGTTGCAGTAGTCCGCTTCCCCAGTTTGCTACAGATTGTATAGCGCCCTGTATTGCGTTCCAAACTCTGCCCGGCATCTGTGAAAGTGTTGAATATACATTACTTAAAATATTCGATGCTGCCGCGCTCGCCTGGCTTAACATCTGCTGCCCCCAGTTCGCCATATTTGTAATCGCGTTTACTATCGCGTTCCAAATCTTACCTGGAAGCTGGGATAAAAAGTTTACGACCGTCGTTATAGTATTCTGTATATAATTAGTTGCTTGTGTGTATACCTGTTGTCCCCAGTTCTGTACGTTCGTGATCGCGCTTACTATCGCGTTCCAAATCTTACCTGGAAGCTCTACCAGGAATCCCACTACGGAAGTTATCAATCATTATCGGCTCAACGCCCAGCTTTTCGCTTATAGCGTCCTGTATTTCTTGTGCTATTCCGTAGTTATTTTCATATAAGAAATATTTCGGTTGTGCTATTTTCTTTGCTTCTAAATATCTCTCAAACAGTTTCCACCCCATACCTTCTGTTTCGGTTTCTCTCTTTTGTTTTGCAGTCTTGCTACATTTTGCTTTACTCCAAAACGTACACGGGCTGCCACCTAATAAGAAATCTATTTCCTGTACTGCAAATTGTGCAAAATCTGTATTGAATACATCCCCCAGTTGTATAATCTCCGGGTAATTTTTTTGCTAATTGTAATTGCGCTCGGTTCTATTTCGTATGCGTAATATCTTTCTACCTTATATCCGGCTCTTTCAAGTGCTACCATTCCGCAACTTATACCGTCAAATAAGCTTAATACTTTAACTTTCTCCATTGTGTCCGCGTCCGAACACGACTAGCCGCTTCTCCTTTAAAGGTTGTTCTTTTCCTTTCTTTTTTCTGCCTTCTGTATTTCCCCAGGCTTAGGACTGGCTACCATAGTAGGCTACATTACAGTTTCCTACCGGGTGGCGCGCGTACATGATACCTTTTCATATTTTGTATTTCTCCTGTTCCGGCTTAATTTACTGTGTAGTCGCTTTTTCTCATTAAAAAAGCAGTAGAAAAACCTGTTATACGTCTGCACACTCTCTAGCTGGTGTACCCGCTGCTATTTTTTCACAGTATGCGGCTTAAGCTATCTGCTTGCTATCGCCGCTGCAAGGTTGCCGTCCTTGCTACTAATGCGCCGTGTGGGACTCGAACCCACGCCCGCCCGGTTATGAGCCGGGTGCTCTTACCAACTGAGCTAACGGCACTTACTGGGCGACTACTGCCGCCCTGGTGTTTTATGCGCTTTTTCCCGCGAATCTCGGTATAAAGTCCCCGAAGTCTATCGCCGGGTATTGGTTTCTTACAATATTTCGCTGTATTCCGGCGAAGTCATGTTTAAAGTTTTCTTCGTCAGCGTTTAAGAAGTCGTCCAGTCTTAAATTAAACTTTTGGTCGGCGCTGTCTATATCCATAATTGCATTTAACGGGTTTCCTTCCATAATTCCAAATGCATTAGCTCTTATGCAAATCGCAATGTAGTGATAAACTTTATCTTCTCCTTCTTCCCACGTCATTTTTTTATTGTCCCTTCTTCTTTTCTGCTAAAAGTGTAGTAAAGTGTCTATCCAGTTCCCCGCTTGTCAGCCCTGTAGTTTCTGCCAGTCTGTTCACAAAGTCGCAATAATCTTTATGAGCTTCCTTAAAGCCTTCCTTTGCTGACAGTGCTTTCTCGATGTTTCCCAGCTTTTCTAAGCCTTTGGCTTCTACTTTTTTCCAAATTTTAAATTGTTCTTCGCTCAACTCTCTACCGTCCTTCCTTCGTTCGTGTTATAATAGCTCTGAGTAGTTTTGCTACTCGGCTCTTTGTGAAAGGGGGTGTACCGTATGAAGGACACTAAACCTGTCACTAAAGAAGCGTTGATTGCTGTAATCGCTTCTGCATTGGCTGAATTTCGTCCCGAATCTGATGATAGTTCTTATGAACCTATCGTTAAATTCGCTACCGAACTTCAAACACAATTAGAAGAATTGTAGCAATTAAACAGGTACATAAGAAAACCTGTTAGGAACTTCCGAAAGTTTAAGAAGTTCCGGGAAGCCGTTGTATTAGGGGTACAGCGGCTTCTTTTTTGTTGTGCCCTTCATGGATACAAGCCCTATCACTAAAGAAGTTTTATAGTCGTTATTGACTATGACGTAATTATATACGTCTATGACTTCTTTGTCAATACTTTCTTTTTTGTTTTTCTTGACTATGACGTATTTTTATTGTATTCTTTAGTTACCTAATACAGAAAGGGGGAATTTAAGTTGGATAAGCGTATCAAAGAATTAAGAAAAGCTTTGAACCTTACGCAAAATGAGTTAGGTTCTCGTATAGGAATGACTCCAAACACAATAACCAACTATGAGACTGGGCGGCGTGTCCCTTCAAACCAGGTTATTTTTTCAATATGCCGGGAATTTAACGTAAACGAAGACTGGCTTAGAACCGGGAATGGCGATATGTTTAATCCCATATCGGAAGACGAAGAACTGGACTTATATGTAGGTCGTATCTCCGGCGGCGCTGATGAATTTAAGAAGAACTTAATTAAGACGCTTTGCAAATTGTCAGAAGACGAATGGGACGTACTTAAGAAAATTATTTCAGAAATGAAATAAGGGTAGACGCTATTAACGCCTACCCCTTCAAGCCCAGGATATAAAAGTATATCTTTCTTAATAGTTTTTCTTCCTGGATAGTGTCTATAAGGTTGTGTAGCTTCTCACGCATTATAGTTAAGCCCCCTTCCTTTGACAATATCCATTATATTCCTATTTTTTCTGCTCGTCCCGGATTTAAAAAACATTTCCAGGATTGTGGAAATATTTACAAGAATACCAGGTAAAAAGCTGTGTTATGATATACTACTTATATTCGGAATCGTACAGATCGCTTATACGGCAGCCCAAGCCTTTGGCTATTTTTTCCAGGTTTGCCAGTGTTGGCGAAGTTTTACCATTTTCAATATTGTTTAGTGTGGACTTGCTTACACCAGTCATTACGGCTACAGCTTCCAGCTTTAAGCCTTTGGCTGTACGCACTTCCCACAAATTTACTTTTAACATTATCCTACCTTCCTTTCAGCGTGATAGGATAATGTTATTATCGGCATCTAACTGCCGGAATCATTAAATTGAATACAGTATTAACTAAACCTTTGCAAATTAAAAAAGCCGTCCCGGGCTGCCACCCGAAACGGCTACGCGATACCTATAAACAAGGGCTTATAGATAAATCAAAACGCAATATGATTATACCATAAGCCCATATTTTTAAAAAGGGCTTATTTTTTATACCCTTTTTTAAGGAAGGTGTGATTATATGAAATTACCTAACGGCTTCGGAAGTGTTTACAAGCTCTCCGGCAACCGCCGTAACCCCTATGTAGCAAAGAAAACAAAAGGCTGGGATATCAACCCGAAAACCGGGAAGGCAAAACAGCTATATATAACAGTCGGCTATTATCCTACCAGGAAAGAAGCGCTTACCGCCCTGGCAGAATTTAACGCCAACCCTTACGATGTGAACGCCGCTAAAGTTACTTTTGCTGATGTGTATGAGCGTTGGAGTGACGAACATTACCCGACAGTCAGCGAATCTAACGTAAAAGGTTATAAGGCTTCCTGGAAACTCTGCGATAAAATCGCTTCAATGCGCTTCGTTGATGTTAAATTAGATCATCTTCAAATGGTTGTTGATGAATCCGGGAAGAATACCCCTACACTTAAGAAATTAAAAATTATGCTGGGGCTTATGTACAAATACGCTGTAATACATGAAATAATACCGAAAGAAAGAAATATGGTCGAATATCTAAATATTAAAAATGCTGGAAATCCGAACGCGCTAAACCGTGAACCGTTCAGTAAGTCGGAAGTTTCCCGGATATGGGACGCTAAAGAAAGTAACCCGTATTATACAGTTATACTTATGCTGATCTATTCCGGCTGCCGCATAAGTGAACTATTAGACTTGAAAAAAGAAGATGTAAATTTAGAAGAACGTCATTTTAATATTGTCGCCGCTAAGACTGCTGCCGGAATCCGTACAGTACCGATAGCAGAAAAGGTTTACCCATTCTTTGAATATTGGTATAACCTTAATTCCTGTGAGTACCTTTTAAGTACACCAGAAGGCGCGCACTTCAAATATCGTAATTATTACGATTCTTACTGGAAGCCGCTACTTGATGCCGTCGGAATGTCGCACCGTCCGCATGATACCCGGCATACTTGCGTAAGCTTATTAACCGTAGCTGGTGTATCTGATAAGGTCATAAAAAAGATAATCGGACATAAAGGGCAAGGCGTAACTGAAATAGTATATACTCACTTTGAAATAGAGGAACTAATAGACGCGATCAACAAGATATAG